GCATGGGGTTGTCAAAATATTTCGATATTGATCGAGGCTCGTCGGCATAGGCAACCTGGGCGCTCGCGGCCATTACAGCAGCAGTGGCAATGCCAATAAGTAATTTCATATCTGTTCCATTTTCTCTGGGTTCAGTTTCAATTTGATGGTGAGGCGCAACAGCTTGGCGACCGGCTCGGGGATGCGGGTTTCGCCGAGCGCATAACTCTGGGAAGTGCGGCGTCCAATACCGAGCCAGTCCCCGGCTCGCTCTTGCGAGAGGCCGAGAGCCTTGATGGCGGCGCGGTATTGGATCGGGGTCATTTGACCTTCCGACATTCCGGGTGGCACTTCAGGAGGCCACACTTGAGGGAGTGGCCCTGAGCGATTGTGATCCGGTTCCTGCGGGCGATGTCGGCGGCGAGGTCATCGCGGGCTTTCTGAGTGCTCTGATAGCGGAGCCATTCGGCGGCATGCTGGAGAGCGGCTTTTTCCATTCGGTTCATTTACTTGCTCCGTTTCAATGAAGCCAATATACACGCTATTCCCGCGTACGCAAGTCCCGCGTTATCCGTATGAATACGGTGGAGACAGATGACCAAGTTGATAGCGGAACGAACCCACAACTACGGAACCAGGCGGTTGCGGGCCGGAGACGAATACGAGGCCACTGATACGGATGCCAGTCTGCTGGTCGCGGTGCTGATGGCGCGCTATGCGCCGGATAAACCGTCGACGGATGAACTGGAGCAACTGCGCACGGAAGCAGAAGCTCTCGGCATCCGTATTGACCGCCGCTGGGGACCTGTGCGGCTGAATTACGAAATCAAGCTGGCGCGATCGTGAAAATTCTCGGCATTCCAATTCCCTTTACCGGCGAGCGAGGCCCCGCAGTGGACGGGCAGAAGGCGCTGAATACCGTGAACAGCGTCATGGCCGGCAATAGCTGGTATCCGTTGATCCGCGAGCCGTTCGCCGGCGCCTGGCAACGCAACGTGACGGTCAATGTCGAGACGGCCGCGAGCTTCCACGCCGATTTTGCCTGCAAAACCTTGATCGCGCGCGACATCGCCAAACTGCGCGTCAAATTGATGGAGAAAGACGGCGACGATATCTGGAGCGAGACGACATCGCCGGCGTTCTCGCCCGTGCTGCGGCAACCGAATAGTTACCAGACCAGGAATCAATTCTGGGAAAGCTGGCTGCTGTCCAAGCTGTCGCGCGGCAATACTTACGTGCTCAAGGTGCGCGACAATCGCAACGTGGTCACGGACATGCACGTGCTTGATCCGCTGCGGGTGCAGCCTCTGGTCGCCGATGACGGCAGCGTGTTTTACCGTTTGAACACTAATTTTCTTGCCGACATCACCGACATCACCGTGCCGGCGCGCGAAATCATCCATGATCGGTTCAATTGTCTTTTTCACCCGCTGGTCGGAACGCCGCCAGTATTTGCCAGCGGGCTCGCCTCCATGCTTGGACTCAACGCGCAAAAGACTTCTGCACTGCTATTCGAGAATAATTCGACGCCGGGCGGCATCCTGACGGCGCCGGGCGAGGTCAGCGATGTGGAGGAAAAGCGCATCAAGGAGGAATGGGAGCAGCGGTTTTCCCGCGTCAATCTCGGCCGCGTGGCCGTGCTGTCGGGCGGCATGACATATCAGAAAATGCCGCTGACTGCCGTGGAAACCCAGATGATCGAGCAGCTCAAATGGTCGGCGGAAACCGTTTGCAGCGTTTACCATGTACCGCCGTACAAAGTCGGGGTCGATGTGCTGCCGCGCGGGTTTACTAATCTGCAAGCGCTTAATGTCGAATATTACTCGCAGGCTCTGCAAAGCCACATCGAAGAAATCGAGGAGCTTATTGATGACGCGCTCGGGATCGGTGAGGAAATGGGGTTAGGCACCGAATTCGACACCGAGAATCTTTTGCGAATGGATTCAACGCAACAGATCACCGTCATCAAGGAAGCCATCGGGGCTGGCGTGATGGCGCCGAACGAGGGACGTGCGAGACTCGACCTCAAACCGGTCACCGGCGGCGATCTGCCATACTTGCAGCAGCAGAATTACTCGCTTGAAGCGTTGGCCAAGCGTGACGCGCAGGCTGATCCGTTCAAGCCGAATACGCCGACGCAGCCGGCGCCATCCAACGTCCCGCCTGATCAAGGCGCTGCGCAGAATGAAGCCAAGTCTATCAGTCTCGATCGGGTCGCCAGTTTATTTGCGAGGGCTGCGTGATCAATGTCGTGCTCGGTCCACCGGTTGCCGGCAAATCAGAATATGTCAAAACGCACGCCAAGGACGGCAATGTCATTGTTGACTATGACCTCATCGCCAAGGCGATGGGATCGCGGGTCGCGCACGGTTCCACCGGCTCGGTGCGCATTGTTGCGCTGGAATCGCGCAAGACCGCAATTGAGCGAATCCTCCGCGGGCTCGATGATCCAGCGTGGATCATTCACACCAATCCACAGCCTAAAATGTTGCAGGCGTATGCCGACGTGGGCGCAAAATTCACAATGCTAGATCCTGGCAAGAACGAAGTTCTCAGGCGGGCAAAAGCTGGTGACCGCCCGGCATCAACGATCGAAGCGATTGAGTCATGGTACGCAAACCCGCCGGTTATTCCCGAGAAGTCAAATGGCAAGATGGCAGTGAATGATATTCGCGAGGGCCGCGTGATGGATCTGCAAACCGCATTTGATCGCGGCTTCGAGACGGTCAAGCAGTATGTCGATACTGAACTCGGCGCACTGTCGATGCGGATCGAGGCGATCGAGGCGAAAGGAATCGACAATGCCATTCCACAAAAAGCCGAACCCGGTCCGCGTGGCGAGCCCGGCGAAACTGGGCCGCAAGGCGAAAGAGGCGCTGAAGGCGCCCAGGGACCGCAAGGCGAAACAGGCGAACGAGGCGAGCCTGGGCAGCAGGGTGAGCCGGGCGAGCGCGGCCGGGAAGGCACCGGCATAGAAGGCGCCGCAATCACTCGAGAAGGCGAATTGATGCTCACCCTGACTAATGGCGTGGTGCTGACGCCGGGCCGGGTCGACGGCCGCGACGGATTGTCGATCGATGATCTCTCGATCGAATATGACGGCGAGCGCACCATGACGCTGGTGTTTTCGCGTGGCGACAAGCGCAAGGAAATTCCGGTCACCTTCCCGTGGATGATCTATCGCGGGGTGTTCGAGGCCGGGAAAAACTATGCGCGCGGCGACACCGTGACGCGCAACGGGTCAATGTATCACTGCAATGTCCCGGCCACAGTAGCGCAGCCCGGTGACGGCTCGGCCGACTGGACGCTTACCGTCAAGCATGGCCGCGACGGCCGCAGCGGCCGCGACGGTGACAAGGGCGAGCGCAGCGTGAGGGTTGCCTGATGCACTCGATCCTTGAGATCCTGGAAGAGGCGAGCGACAGCGCCGGTCCAGACCTGATCTCGCTTGACGATCTCAAGCTCGCACTCGGCATCACCGGCACCGACGAGGACGCGCAATTGCAAGCCATGATCACCTTGCAGTCGCGCATCATTGCCGAGTATTGCGACCGCCGGTTCGGGCTGGCTGAGGCGCTCGAAACCTTTAGCTTCGATCCCTATGAAAGCCTGCCGGCGCGTCAAGCCATCGTGTTGTCGCTTTATCCGGTCAACGAGATTTTCGAACTCTCGACTGCGGGCGCGACGGCGGCGGATTACCAGTTCGATCCACGGAGCGGCCGGCTGTGGCTGCCAAGAGATCAATACTGGAATTATGGGGGATCTTATAATTCTGCGTATGGTCCTTATTCCGCCGGTCCCGTCATGGTCACCTATTCGGGCGGCTATGATTTGCCCGAGCAGGCGCCGGCACGATTGCAGAAGGCGGTGATTGAGGCGGTGCGCGACGGGCGGGCCTCCGGTGCCAGGGACCCGTCGATCCGCGAGGTGCAGCACGGTGATACCAGGATCAGTTATTTCACGTCATCGACATCGTCGGCGAGCAGCGGTTTTCTGTCGGCGCCGGTGGTCGACCTGATCAAGCCTTACAGGCGGCTCCATGTCGGGTGAATGGACCGTGCCGCGCGAGTGGCCGGGCGAAGTTGTGTATATCATCGGCGGTGGTCCCAGCGTGCTGACGCAGGATCTCGATCGGCTGCGCGGCCAGCGCGTGATCGTGATCAATTCCAGCGTTTATGCGGCGCCATGGGCCGATATTCTTTTCTTCGGGGACTGGCGCTGGTGGAACGTGAACCAGGCGGCGGTGGCGAATTTCAAAGGCCGCGTCGTCACCACCACGAAAATGAAAACCGATCCCAAAGTGAAGGTTTGCAAGAAAGCCCATCCGCCTGGACTGGCAATGCAACGCGATAGCCTGATGCAGCTCTGGACCTCGCTGACGGCAGCGACCAATCTGGCGGCGCATCTGGTCGGGCGCGGCGGCGCCATCATCTGGCTCGGCGCCGATGGCAAGATTGTGCCTGATAGAACACACCATCACAAGCCGCATCCGTGGCCGCACAAGCCGGGCGCCTACGACAAACAATACCGGGACCTGATCACAATCGTGCCGTCGTTGTGGCAGATGGGCGTTGCCGCGTTCAATGCCTCGCCTGGTACCGCATGGGTCGACTTGTTGCCCCTGATCAAATTGGAAGACGTGCTCGAAATTGCCGCGTGATGTTCTGGTTCGCGGTCCTTGGGGCCTCGGGGACAATATCTATCAGCGGCCGTGGCTGACTGCGGCGTCCAGGCAATATGATCTCTGGCTCGAAACGCCATGGCCGGAATTGTATGCTGATCTCGACATTCGTTTCGTGAAAGGCACGCGGCAGCTACGTACACAGCGCAAGAATATGGCGCGGCAGTTACCGGATCTATGGTCAACACCACCGCAAACCATCCATGAGGTCGAGATCCACTATGGTAACCTAGCGTCGTGGTCGATCCTCGTTTCTCTGGAGTGGCGATGGCGGTCATTGCTGGGAATCGATTTTGATCCGGCGTTGCTCACGTTGCCAGATCTGGGACTTGCGCCGATCCAGTCGTTGCGGCCGATTGCGGTGATCCGTCCAGTGACCGCTCGTAGCGAATGGCATAATACGGCGCGCAGCCCGCATCCGGAATATGTCAACGGGATTGCGGCCGAACTGCTGGAAACGCATACCGTGATTGCGGTGGCCGATCTGGAGCCCGGCGCCGGCGCAGAATGGCTGGTCGGAGAACGGCCGCCCGCGCACCATTATTTCGTGCACGGCGAGCTGAAGGTGCGCGAACTGCTGGCGCTGGTTCGGGATGCCGACATCGTGGTCGGCGGGGTGGGGTGGATCGTGCCGGCCGGCATCGCGCTCAAGACCAGAACATTTATCGTGCTCGGTGGCCAGGGCGGCCATAACGCGCCCGAGAAAATCACCGATCCCCGGCTTGATCTGAGCCGGATCGGGTTCGCCATGCCGGAGAGATACTGTCAGTGCACGGGAATGTTGCATGACTGCGACAAGACGATCGCGGACCCGCTCGGGCAGTTTCGCCGCTGGGCCGCGGGACAAGGGATTAGCCATGCTGCCTAGTGTGCCGCAATCGTCACTGGATGTGCAGCCGATCGACTGGCGTGGCTTGCCGACGCGGTTCATGCCGCCGGGTGATCTGGAACCGCTAATAGCGCTCGTCCGCAGCGTGGGACCGCGCCATGTGATCGAATTCGGCGTCAATGTCGGCCGTACCGCCAAGGCGATCATGGCGAACGTGCCGGGAATCGAACGCTATACCGGCATCGATGTGCCGCTCGACTATGTGCCGGCGCTGGCGCTGCAACTCGACAATGCCGTGGCCAATCCGGGCGAAATGGTGCTGTCCGATCCGCGCTTTGAACTGATCATCAGGCCGCGCGGCTCGCTCGACTTGACCGTGGCAGACCTCGCACCATGTGACGCGGCCTTCATCGACGGCGACCATGGCCGCGAGGCCGTCCTGCATGACAGTATGCTGGCGCGAGCGCTGATGCGTCCAAGCGGGATCATCATTTGGCACGATTATCACGACATCGGCAACGTGGACGTAAAGGCCGTACTCGACGAAATGCACCAAGCGGGCGATGCGATTTGCCGGGTTGAGGATACCTGGCTGGCGTTCGAGCGGAGACCTGCTGCCGATGCATGATCATGTTACACGATTGCGACAAGACGATTGCCGATCCGATTGGCCAGTTCCGCCGCTGGTCGAGCAGTTCCAGGCTCGCCACCTCACCTGGTGGCCAGAGATCGGCATCGGCTACTATCCGGTAAAGGCCGGTATCGAGCCGTACGACCAGGAATATTTCGATCGGTTCAAGCGCGACGCCGACAGCTTTATCGGGCAGGCTTTGATGCAAGCCCGCGTCGACTTCGTCGAGCAGCACTACCAGGGACCGCTGGTTGACGTCGGGATCGGAAGCGGTGCCTTCGTCGAATTGCGGGAGCGTACTCGCAACACTTATGGTTTCGACGTCAACCCCGCGGGGATCGGATGGCTCAATGATCGAGGTCTGCTGGTCGACCCGTATGTGGTCGAACACGACGCCATGACGATGTGGGATGTACTCGAGCACATGCCCGATTTTCCGGTGCTGCTCGCCAATGTGCGCGAGTGGCTGTTCCTGTCGCTGCCGATATTCACCGATGCCAACCACGTGCTGCGCTCGAAGCATTTCAGGCCGAAGGAGCATTGCTGGTATTTTTCGCGGGACGGGCTGGTGTTCGCGATGCAGGCCTGCGGCTTTGCGCTGGTTTCGGAGAGCACGGTTGAGACAGAGCTCGGCCGCGAGGACATCGGCAGCTTTGCGTTCAAGAGGGTGCGCGATGCTTGATTATAGCGCGCTGCTCTACGATCCGGTCTATGCCGAGATCGGCGTGGAAGCACAGTTCATCAACGGCGAATTCGAAGTTGCGTTGACCGTGATCGACGACACCAGGCCGAAGATCTTGCCGGCTGGCTCGGCGGAAGTGCGCAGCGTTGGACCGGGGGCCTTCGTGCGGATACCGGAACTGGAGCGAAACGGGATCAGCCGCGATGACTGGAGGGATGCGAGCCTGAGTTTCAACGGGCGGCCCTGGGTGGTGCGGTCCTACGAACTGCGCGGCAGTCCGAACGGCGAAGACCTTGGCGAGGTGCGGTTCCTGTTGAAGGCGGTTGAATCGAGCAATGGGGGCGGCGGTGCTACGACTCCGGACTGGGTGCCCGCTAACGCCAAAATTCATTTCGATTTTCTTGGCGGCTTGCCGCAGGGGCGGGCGTGGAACAATGGTGCTCAAGTAGCCATCGATACGTTGCTGGGTAATGACCCGAATGCCGAGAATGGATGGGGCGATACAGCTTATGATCCGGCAAATCTGACGGCGGATGGTTATGTAAGCGATAGCCTCAATCTGACGATTGCATATATTGGCAGTGCGAGAGCTATACTGATCAACCAAGCAACAGTCGTCATGTTAACCAAACAGGTTGGCGACACATTCACTAGTTTTGCTCCGCTCGCGTTGTTGTCAATCGATGGCAATGATGCGGTTTATTTATCTATTGATCCCCCTTCTGGGGCGGTAATTGCTAATACGTACGGTCCAGACGATCCGCTTCTCACGGCCGATGGTGTCGCTAATTGGGGAACCGGGGTTCAGAACTGCGCGGCAGTTACCTTGACTGGTGATCGATTTGACTTTGCTGCCAATGGCACAATTGCAATGCATGTTGATTTGACTGAAGGTTCTCGTCCTTCGGGTAACCCTCTCGTTGCGGCGATTATCAGTCTGGCTCCGAATTACGCGCTTCAATCCATCACCATCTACGACCCGCTGCCCGACACCACGGGTCTGAGTGAATTGAGCGCGGTGGGCGATGGTTGACACCCGCGAGGCCGTGCTGGTGCGGCTG